GGTTTCGCGACCTAGCTTAAAAAAACGGTTTTGCCCCTTTTCCCTAATTTCCCACGAGAAATCCGTGAAGCAGACGCAAGAGCAACTCGCTAAGGCGCTGGGAGTTACGCGACGCACGCTGCAAGAATGGCAGAAGCGCGACGACTGGCCGACCGGGGCTACCGTCGAGCAGCTGATTGCGTGGCGCGACGAGCGCGGGCTCGGGCGGATCAAGGACGGGAGCCTAGGCGCGCTGAAGGCCGAGCTAATGCGGCGCGACATCGAGTTGCGCGATCTAAAGCTCGGCCGCGAACGCGGCAACGTGGTCGAGCGCGAGGTCGTGCAAGATATGCTCCAGCTGCTTTCGCAGAAGCTCGACTTGCTGCTGCGGCTGAAGCTTGAGGTTGAGCTCGGCCCGCGCGTCGCCGGCAAGTCGGCCGCGGAGGCGAACGTCGAAGGCGGGCTAATCCTGGACGAGATCCGCGAGGTGATCGCGGGCAACCTTGCGCGGTTCGAGACGGAGGCGATTCGGAAGAGCGCGACTGAAGAATGAGCGCCGAGCAACTCCTCGCCGGCTTCCGCCTACCGCGGCCGGACCGCTCGCCGATTTATGACTGGGCGCGGCGGCACGTTCAGCTTCCGGAATCCTACGCGACGCCGGGGCCGTTTAATGTGCGGCTATCGCCGTGGCTGGTTCCGATCTTCGACGCGCTGCAAAATCCGCTCGTCCGCCGCGTTCACTTTCGGAAAGCCGTGCAGATTGGCGGCACGCTGGTGGCCGACGTCTGGCTGCCTTGGATCATCGCGAACGATCCCGGCCCGATCAGCTGGACGATGCAGACGGACGAGATGGTCGAGAAGCACGCTAAGACGCGCCTCTGGCCGCTGCTCGAGCGCTGCCGGCCGGTGGCGGCAATGCTGCCGAAGCCGGGGCCGCACCGCACGACGACCGAGATTTTCTTTGGCGGCTTCTTCGTCACGCTGAACGCGGCGAACCTTTCGACCCAGCAGAGCCAGTCGATCCGCTACAAGATCAACGACGAGCTCTGGCTTCCGCGGTGGCAGGAGATCTACGGCCACGCGGTGGCGCGCGTCTCCAAGTTCGAGGAGGTCGGGCGCTCAAAGATCTACAACGCGAGCCAAGCGCCGGTGATGGACGCGGAAACGGGCAACGTCGAGGACACGAGCTTTCGTTCGGGCGATCAAGGCGAGTGGCACGCCGAGTGCCCAGGCTGCCGCAAGGTGCTGCCGGTCGCGTTCGAGATTCTAAGCAAGGAGCAGCGCGGCGGCGTGGTATGGGACCGAGCGGCGCGCCGCGATGACGAGACGTGGGACGTCGGCCGCGCGGTGGAGACCTGCCGCTTTCGCTGCATCTCCTGCGGGCACGAGTCCGCGGACAGCGACGCGACCCGCGCCGGCTGGGCGAAGACCGGGCGCTTCGTGCCGATGAATGCTGCGGCGCCGCGTGAGGTGCGGTCGTTCCGCCTTGAAGCAATCGTTACTCGGCCGATGCGGCTCCTCGTGGAAGAGTTCCTCCAGGCCGAAAACCAGCTGGTCCGCACGGGCGACGAGCAAGCGAAGATCGAGTTTCGGACGAAGCGGCAAGCGCTGCCGTGGATCGTGGAAAAGAAGGCGGTGAACGTGCTGCTGAAGGACTCGGGCTACAAGTTGGCCGACTACGCGCAAGGCGAGTCGATCCCCGACGAGGCGATCCGCTTTATGGCGATCGACCGGCAGCAGGATCACTTTTGGGTCGAGGTCGGCGCGTTCAGCACGGCGCAAGGGCCGCGCTACCGCCAGCTGTGGTTCGGCCGCATCGACACGCGCGACCAGCTGCGGGCGCTTCAGGAGCGGTTCAAGGTCTCAAGCGCCTGCGTCGCGCAGGACCGCGGCTATCGGCCGGCGGACGTGGACCGCGACTGCGCCGAGTTCGGCTGGCGCTCGATGCGCGGGTACGGCCGGCGGACGTGGACGATGCGCGACGAGGCGACCGGGACGATGGTCAACTTCCCGTTCTCGGATCCGCAGGTGAGCGACTACCGCGGAGGCGACGTCTATTTTTACAACTGGTCTGGCGACTACTTCAAGGACACGCTGGCGACCGCGCTCGAGGGCAAGGGCGACTTGCGCTGGGAACTTCCGTCCGACGTTAACCCGCTCTATCTTGAGCACATCAAGGGCGAGGCGAAGGTCGAGGTGCGGACGGGCGTCTGGGAATGGCGCGAGGTACGGAGCAACGCGCCCAACCACGGCCTCGATACCTCGGCGATGCTCCTTTGTATGGCGACCATCGCGGGCATCATCCGCTTCGTGCCGGCGAAGACGTAGCATTACGGGGCGTCAAAAAACCTTTTGACGGCGGCCGCTCTTTTATGGCGGCAGACAATCCCTTCCTCGACATTGACGTTGCGACGCTGACAACGCTCAAGTCCAAGGTTCTCGATGCGATCCAGGCCTGCCTGCTCAACACGAGCTACAGCCTCAACGGGAAGTCCGTCACGCGCGCGGATTTGAACACGCTCAACAAGATGCTGGGCGACATCGTTTCGGCAATCGAGTACCAGAACGGCGACACGACCGACACGACGTTTGTGAGCTTCACCGGGAATTGATTATGCAGACCTTCGACGCGACCGCAATCATCCGCAACCGGCCGTGGTTCGAGCGGGCGCTCGAGACCATCGCTCCGCAGGCCGCGCTGCGTCGGCTCCAGGCTCGCGTCGAGACCGCGCTGTTTTCCTACAACGCCGCGCAGACCAACCGGCTTTACGCGCCGATGCAGTACGGCCAGCCGAGCGAGTCCTCGCAGACGGTGCGCGAGCGAGTCGTGATGATGTGGGAAGCGCGGAACTTGGTCGAGAATTGTCCCGAGGTTAAGGAGGTCTCGCGCAAGTTCGGCAATTACCTGACGCCGACCGAATACTCGGCAACGACTGGAGACCGCGACTACAACGCGACCGTCAACGAGTGGTTTCACTCGTGGTGTAAGCAGGCGGATGCCACGGGCCGCAATAGCTTCCGCAAGCTCGTGCAGCTGGCCGCGGAGAATCGGCCGGTCGACGGCGACTGCGGCTTCGTCATCCGCCGCGTGGGCGATGAGCTCAAGCTCCAGCTGGTGCCGGCGACCCGCATCGGCAATCCAAACGAGATGGGCCTCGACTCGGAGAACTACTTCGAGGGCGTCATAACGAACGAGTTTGGCGTGCCGGTCGCGTACCGCATTTACCGCGTGACGCGCGAGGGCGTTTACTTCGGCGCGGAGGACGTGCCGGCTGGGAACTTCTGCCACTACTTTGACCCGTTCCGCGTCGATCAGTACCGCGGCGTCACCGACTTTCACGCGGCGATCCAGACGGCGCGGATGCTGCACGAGATCCTCCAAGCCGAGAAGGCCGGCGTGCGCTTCGCTTCGCAGCAGGCGGCGCTCGTCTTCACGGACCGCGGAACGGCCAACGCGCGCAACCTCTTTACTCCGACCCCGAGCGCGACGCTTCCGAGCGGCCAGCAGCAGAAGAACGAGCTTTCCGAGGTCGGGATGATCAAGTACCTCGGCCAAGCTGACCGCGTCGAGACGATGCCGGCGCGGCCGAGCACGGCGTTCACGGGCTTCATCGCGCATCTGATGCACGAGCTCTCGATCGCCGTCGGCATCCCGAAGGGCGTCCTCTTCGGCACGCAGGACTACGCCGGCCCGAGCGTCCGCGCGGAGTTTGCCGCGGCCGACCGCGTGTTCGCGCGGCATCAGGGCGTGCTCGTCGACAAGGTGCTAGATCCGATCAAGAACGCGGTCATCCTCGACGCCATCGCCCGCGGCGAGATCCCGGCGCCTCCTGCTCGCGATGGAGAGACTCCGGTGCAGGCGCTGAAGCGCGCGACCCGCGGCGAGTGGCGCTTCCCGCCTAAGCTCACCATCGACGTCGGTCGCGAGTCCGCGGCTAATATGAACGAGAACCGCCAAGGCGCGAAGTCTCTCCAAGAGATTGCGGCCGAGCAGGGCACCGATGCCTTTACGCGACTGGAGCAGATCGCTGCGGAGGCGAGCTACGTCAAGGAGCTCTCCGAGCGCTACGAGATCCCCGAGACGGCGATTCGCCTCGTGACCAACTCGCTCCCGAGCACGCCAGCCGCTGCCGCCGCTACGGGCGACAACGTCGCGAGTGCTGCTGCGGAGGCGCAGGCGGAATCGACTGCCGCGCCCGAGGACGAAACGCCGGACCAGCCTCCGACGCCGGCCGAGCTTGCGCGCTTCGCCTCGGTGGACCTGACGCCGACCGATGCGATGGCAGCCGAGGCCAAGCGCGGCCTCGAGTGGCGCGACAAGTTCAACCGTGGCGGCACGGCAGTCGGCGTCGCTCGCGCGCGCGACATCTCGAACAAGGCCAGCCTCTCGCCCGACACGGTCCGCCGGATGGTCTCCTATTTCGCGCGGCACGAGGTGGACAAGCAGGGCACTGGCTTTTCCCCAGGCGAAGACGGCTATCCTTCCGCCGGCCGGATCGCGTGGGCGCTCTGGGGCGGTGACGCTGGCGCCAGCTGGGCGCGTGCGAAATCCGAGGCGCTCAAACGCGAGGAACTGAATCGGCCGACGAACGTCGCCGATGCGCTAGAGGCTGGGCGCAATCGCGCGAAGCGGCCGCTGGAGCGACTCGCGGACAAGGCGACCAAGCTTGCCGCGGTGCGC